GTTCAGATTTCAACAAAGGTATTCCATTAGGCAAAGTAACTGTGTTTGCAGGCGAATCAGGTGCAGGTAAAAGTTACATCTGCTCAGGTAATATCATTAAACACGCTCAAGAACAAGAAATTTATGTAGTATTGATTGATTCTGAAAACGCACTAGACGAAGCTTGGCTACACGCACTAGGTGTAGATACAAGTGAAGAAAAACTTCTTAAACTTAACATGGCTATGATTGATGACGTAGCTAAAACTATAAGTGAGTTTATGAAAGAATACAAAGCTATGGAAGACAAACCGAAAGTCTTGTTTGTAGTAGATTCATTAGGTATGTTATTAACTCCGACTGATATTAATCAATTCGAAGCAGGTGATTTAAAAGGTGATATGGGTCGTAAACCTAAAGCACTTACAGCACTCGTTCGTAACTGTGTTAATATGTTCGGTAGTCACAATGTAGGTTTAGTATGTACTAACCATAGTTATGCATCACAAGATATGTTTGATCCAGACGATAAGATTTCAGGCGGTCAAGGTTTTATCTATGCATCTAGTATTGTAGTAGCAATGAAAAAACTTAAATTGAAAGAAGACGAAGATGGTAATAAAGTTAGCGAAGTTAACGGTATTCGTGCCTCATGTAAAATTATGAAAACACGTTATGCTAAACCATTTGAGTCATTACAAATTAAAATTCCATATACTACAGGTATGAACCCATTTAGTGGTTTAGTTGATTTATTTGAGAAAAAGAATATCTTGAAAAAAGATGGAAATAGACTTAAATATGTGGCAACTGATGGTACTGAAATTAAATTGTACCGTAAGGAATGGGAAAGTAATACTAATGATTCGTTGTTAAGAGCAATGAACGAGTTTACTGATGTACCAGTGGTATTTGATGACATTGAAGATATCATTGAAGATGATTACGTCATGGAGGACGATAATAATGTTGAATGAAACACAAATTGCTGATGTATGGTTGTTGTTTGCAGATTATATTGATAAGAAACAAGCAGAAATTGCTGCTGAGAGATTTATTGAATTGTTAGCAGACTTTGGTGCTACTGATCGTACCTTTCAAGGTGCTATTGGTATTGATCCTGTATTAGATCAAGCTATTACATACTACTTAGAAGATAATAGCGACGAAGATGATGACGATTATTCAGAATTGGAGTTTTAATGAGTTGGTATTCTACAATCGTAAAAGACATTACAAAACTACCTGACGGCATTGTATATTTTCAAACAGAGTTGACAAGTGCCAAACAAGAGTGTAAAATAATAGGAAATGTAGAAAAAGCATCTGCAGCAATGCCAGGCATTGTAGAACATAGATATGGACAGCTTCAAGAAGTCGAAGCTATCCTTGAGTTCCTTAATATAGAACTTAAAAGATTAAAGAGTTATCACTTTAGAAAATATTTAGAAACATACGCAAGGGCATTAAGTAGTCGCGATTGTGAAAAGTATGTAGAAGGTGAAGACGATGTAATCGAATATGAACTTGTTATTAACGAATTTGCACTACTGAGAAATCAATGGTTGGGTATTACAAAAGCCTTAGATCAGAAATCGTATGCATTAAGCAATATTATACGACTAAGATGTGCAGGCATGGAAGACGCAACTCTTTAAATAATATGACGGGCTTAGTGCCCGTCACTACTATAGGTGTATAACACATGAAAACAATAGACAGCCTTCTTCACTTTGTATTCTTACAAAGTATGTCATTAAAACCGCCATTCTCGCCAAGAGATAACAAAACATTGCAAAGTTTACACAGTGCAATGATGTCCGATACATATATTACTGAAAAACAAAGTAATTTATTAATTACTATTTTAAACACACCGTCATACTCGCAATTTCTTTTAGAAGCAACACCTGATTATAAAGAATATTTAGATACCCCGCAATGGAAAAATTCATTTCGCATACTTCCGGATATTAAGAAAATTTATCATATTCCTGCTGGGTCTAATATGATTCCAGAATACAACGGATTTCGAAATAATTACACTGGTGTGATTGCAATTGAATTTACATTTTCGAGTACGATTCGTAATCATTTAAAACCATTATCATCGACTATTATTCAAGTAAAATCGGGGTCTTTTTATATTGCTGATTATACCGAACGTAACTTATATACTGTAATAAAAAACTTAGAACAATATAATTTTGAAGTTGAACCAGAACTCCAAGAAATATATAATACAATCGTTTCGTGGAATAAATTAGAAATCTTAGATCAATTTTTACTTACTAACAATTCGAACAGTGTTCTTAAATCTATAGTTACGACTGATATAGGTAACACACCTACTAATCTGTTAATTAAAGATCGCAAACATCGTTATCAATATACTGATAATGTTCCATGTAATTGTAATACGTTGACTGAAACTATTGCTAATCGACCATCTACTAAATTATGGGTAAACAGCAATATTCATTCTTTAACAACTGTTATTAAATCGTTAATTGAATTAAATCGATTACCTCTACTAGTAGTGTTTGATCAAACTACAACGTTAAACACAATAGTACAGTTTAATGAGTTATCAACCGCGTTAACTAATAATACTATCACAGATAAGATCGGTATTTACTTTAGATTAGATAATACACCTGATGGTAAAATATTTAATGACGCAATTGCAAAAAGACAGTATAATACTATGCTCGATGATTCAACAATCGTTGCAGGAGTACTCGGAGGAAAATTACCAAAGTTCTTTCTTAAAACAGAGTGGAAACCAATGACAGTATTATGTATTAACAACACACTACGTCACAGTAAAACGGCAGTATATGCAAAATGTAGTGATTTGATTATAACATATACGCCATCAGAACCATTAATCGAAACGAGGAATCCATATGGGAGTTAAATTAGTCATAAAAGACGAAGTTAATATTAAGTTTGAAAATTTGCCATTAGATGTGCGTAAGAAATTAGCAAACACATTTAAGTTCGAAGTGCCGTATGCTAGATATCAACCTTCTTTTAAGTTAGGTAGATGGGACGGCACTGTTAGCCTATTTGGATTAGGCGGGACTGGATATTTAAATAATTTAGAAGCAATATTATCTGTACTTAATAAAAGCGGTATTGAAATAGACGAAATAGAAGATTTAAGAAAGCATTATAAATTAAACTTTACACCAGTTACAGAATCATATTGGGCAGATCAAGGCAAAGTATGGCCTGAAGGGCATTCTCAAGCCGGACAGCCTATTATGTTACGTGACTATCAAGTTGAAGCTATTAATAAATTTTTAACACAAACTCAAGCATTACAAGAAATTGCCACAGGTGCCGGTAAATGCCAACCTTACTCTAGTAAAGTTTTAACACCGGATGGGTGGAAGACAATGGGCGAAATGCAAGTTGGGGATTATGTAATAACTCCAACCGGAAAATCAGTGCCAATATTAGAAATTTATGAACCAGGAATTAAGGATGTGTATGAACTATCATTCTATGATGGACGATCTGCAAGATCATGTGAAGACCACATATGGCCAATATATAATATTGGGTGGGGCAGATCGTCAACAGGTTCAATACGGAATATTTCAACACGTGAGTTAATTAAACTAAAAAAATCTACTAAGAGATCAGTTGGAATCCCATTGGCTACTATGGAATATGATAATACTGATATTAATTTACCATTAGATCCATGGCTGTTAGGGTTTTTATTAGGTGACGGTAGTTTTAGAAATAACCATGTTGGATTTAGTTCAGCTGATGATGAACTAATTAACAAAGTTTCATCAAAGTTAGACGAAAACTATAAAGTTACGCATGTAACACGGTATGATTATGGAATTTCATTTAAAACTGATAAAATTTTACAAAATAAAAAATCGTTACATATGAAAAATAAAATTAGAAATGAAAAAGGATATATTACTGATTCTAAAAGTTCATTTCATAAATATATTCAAATTTTAACAGACCTTAACTTAATGGAGACATACAGCCATTCTAAATTCATACCTGAAATATATTTTAAAGGTAGTTTAGAACAACGATTAGAACTTATACGAGGATTAGTTGATAGTGATGGAACAATTGACAAATCTAGTGTTAAGTTTACATCGGTTAGTTATGAGTTAGCGGTCGGATTTCAAAGATTAGTTAGAAGTGTCGGTGGAATTGCAAAACTTTTTACAAAAACTAATAATACATATATGTATAATGGAATAAGAACCCCGTGTAAAGATTCTTATACCGTGTCTACTAAGTTTCCTAAACCGTGGATGCTTACATCATTATCTAGGAAACAAAATGCTACTAACTTTAAATATCAATATGGAAATACTTTAAAACTTAATATTACAGATATTAACTTAGTATCTACTGAACCAGTTAAATGTATTTTAATTGATAGTCCGGATCATTTATATATTACTGATGATTATATTGTAACTCATAACACGATAACAACAGCAACGCTTGCTCACGTATGTGAACCATTCGGTCGTACTATTGTTATTGTTCCAAATAAGAGTTTAGTAGAACAAACATGTGAAGACTTCGTTAACGTGAATCTTGATGTAGGTATGTATTACGGTGATAAAAAGGATTTAGACAAAACACACACAATTTGTACATGGCAAAGTTTAAACATACTAGATAAGAAAAGTAAAAATCAAGAACACGACATTATAACATTAGCAGAATTTTTAGACGGCGTTTGCGCAGTAATTGTTGACGAAGTCCATATGGCAAAAGCCGATGTATTAAAAAACTTACTTACACATAACTTATGTAATGCTCCAATTCGGTGGGGATTAACAGGTACGGTGCCTAAAGAAAAGTTTGAATATGAACAAATCTTTGCAAGCATTGGTCCTGTAGTAGGCGGTATTAAAGCACATGAATTACAAGATGCAGGTGTATTGTCTGCGTGTCATGTAAAGGTACTGCAGCTAATTGATTTACCAGCATTTCGGTCATATGCAGATGAATTAAAATATCAGGTTACAAATGAAGATAGAATGCGTTTTATTAGTGATACTATTAGAACTATTGCAGAAACTGGAAATACATTAGTGTTAGTTGGTAGAATAGAAACAGGTAATTTTATTATAAATGAAATAGAAGATGCAGTATTTGTATCAGGTAATGTAAAAACAAAAGATAGAAAAACAGAATACGACGAAGTAAAAACAGCATCAAATAAAATTATTGTAGCAACATATGGCGTTGCTGCTGTTGGCATTAATATTCCGCGTATTTTTAATTTAGTATTAATCGAACCCGGTAAAAGTTTTACAAGAGTTATACAAAGTATTGGTAGAGGAATTAGAAAGGCACACGATAAAGACTTTGTGCAAATTTATGATATTACTAGTACTTGCAAATATGCTAAAAGACATCTTGCAGAAAGAAAGAAATTTTATAAAGATGCAAAATATGCATTTGAAATTAATAAGGTAGATTGGAAATGAATATATTAACAGTTAACAATGAGTGGT